CAACGCCTATTCGCGCCGCAGTGAATCCTTCGGCGGTGCGAATCCGTTCCTCTGCCATCCGGACGAGGTGAAGTACCGCCAGTACGGCGCTCTCGTCAAGGACTCCCTGGCGGACAAGGAGCTCGTGCATGCCGGTACTCCCTACGAGGTGGATCTCGTCAAGCACGAAGCCCACTTCATGAAGCTCTGGGAGGTCGTGAAGGTCGAGGCCGGGACCGTGGACGACACCACGGACATCACCCTCGCCGCCCACTGGCTCGCTCCGAAGCTCGTTTCCACCGATGTCGTGATGGTCGTCCCCTCGTCCATCAACGGCACGGGAAAGGCCGTCGCCGCCGGGACCGTCACCGACAACGAGGACGGCACCGTCACCATCACCGTCGCCGATGCCAACTTCGACACCGTGGCCGCCGGTGACTTCCTCTCCATCGCCGTCGAGGCTGGCAGCTCCAAGGCCCTCAAGGTGAAGGCCAACGGCGTCCTCACCCGCGACCTCCGCGCCGGGAACGGCCAGAACTTCGTGGACGTCGCCCGTGGCGAGGTCTACTGCTACGTGAACACCTGCAACGGCATCCCCGCCGCAGTCATCGCCGCCGCCCGCGAGATCGGCCAGTTCATCGAACCCGAGTACTTCGCCGAAGTGCCCGCCAACGACTAACAAAGGAGGACTGAATCATGGCAAAATCTCTCATTTCCGGTCTCTATTCGACCGAATTCTACCAGCTTCTCGAAGGAAGCCTTCTCGCTCGCGGCTACGCCTCCCTGGAGGAGTGGATCGCCGAGCAGCCGAACTACTGGTTCGACGAGGAGGCGTGGAAGTCCATCTACACGCTCGCCCCGTTCGAGAACCCCGCCCGCACCTTTGAGCAGAGGATCGGCGAGCGCTCCGTCCCCATCATGGCGACCTACCTCTCCGACGAGGCCGAGGGGCCGCTGCTCCCGACCGCCGGTGTCTCCAAGAAGACTGGGGAAATCCCCCGCATGGGTCGCGGCGTCGCGTTCGACATCGACGCCTACGAGAAGATGCAGATGCTCGCCCGCCAGGGCGTCGACGTCCAGGACGCCTACTACGCCCAGTTCGTGAAGGACACCATGAACCTCATCCAGAGCATCCACAGCCAGCGCTCATTCACCGGCTTCCAGGTGGAGTCCAAGGGCTCCTACGTGACCACCCTCGCCACCTCCAACGGCGGCATCGTCGGCTACGAGATCAACCTGAACCCCATCGCGGAGAACCGCAAGAAGTGCGGCGGCTTCTGGCTCGGCGACTTCCAGCACGGAACGAAGAACGCCTGGTCGAGCGCCAGCGCGAAGCCCCTCGGCGACCTGGAGGACATGTTCAACTACGGATGGCGCATGCGCATCATCCCCCGCGACCCGAAGGCTTCCGTGTTCCGCATGAGCGCCTCCGAGTGGGAGGTGCTGAAGGCCCACGCCGACACCAAGGCCCGCGTGGCCATGTGGAAGTACGGCCCGACCTCCGGCTCCCTGGCCGCCTACGTCGTGACCGACACCGACCTCAAGCAGTACATCGCCGACACGGGCCTCCCCGTCGTCGAGGTGGTGTCCTACTACGGCTTCGGCACCCTGCTCGACCCCAAGAGCAAGAAGTTCGAGACTGTGGAGACCGAGGCTTTCGACGCGAACACCGTCGTTCTCCGTCCCGCCGGCAAGTTCGGCGAGATTCAGTGGAAGCGGGCGAACAACATCCTCGCGACCGCCGACTCCCCGATCATGTACACCGAGGGCGGTTCGATGGCCATCTGCGAGGACCGTGGCAAGAAGGGCCTGGCCTTCCAGATCGAGTCCATCTGCCTCCCGGTCCCGAAGGCCATCCAGACCGTCCTGTACCTGTCCACGAACCAGGCGGCATCCTAACAGCTCTTTGACAACGTGAAAATCCGACGGAAGAAATGGCAAGCATCGCAGACAATATGACGCTGGACAGATGGTTCCGGGCAAAGACCGAACTCATCCTCGACTTCTCGGACGACTTCATCTGGGCCACGTTCCTGCACAGGGGCGTGGAGGACGATGAGACCCTCGTCTCGGACGTGGACGAAAGGACCCGCGACCTCATCCTTGCCGATGCCTACTACGGTGCCGCCGTTTCTTCCGTGAAATCGGGAACCCAGGGCGAGGCCGACGGCGGCTGGACCCACTATGTCGCCATCAAGAACGTCGTCTCCCGCGACGCCTTGATGAAGATGGCGAAGGACCTCTACGACAAGTGGGGCGAGCCGTTCGCCGACCCGAACCCGAAAATCCGCATGAAGGACCTCTACTGATGTACAACCCCCGCTGGCCCCATACCTTCACCGTGATGGCCGAGTCTCTCGACGAGAACGGCCTCCCGGTCACGGACGCCTCCGGCAAGCCCGAGGTTGGTTGCATGTCCGTCCGCAGGATAGTGTACGACCCACAATGGAACCCGCGCCGACGCCCCGACGGCTCTTTCCAGACCGAGAGCGTGGTGGAGGTCCCCTGGGGCTACCGCACGTCCACGGGCGGCATGAAGACATCGGGCGAGGTCTGGGTGGCGGACTACAAGATTTCCACCCCGATGCTCCTCGACGAACTTCCTTCCGGGACCGTCCTCCGCATGACCGACTACGCGCACACATTCCGCGTGAAGGTGGTGAAGTCGACCACGTACAACTGGGGGACGGACCTCTGGGTGGACAACATCAAGAACTGATGGACTACGCGCAGAGGAACGAAAGGACCATCCGCAGGGCCTTCAACCGGCTCAAGAAGCGGTCCGACCCGGTCATCGAGAACGGTATGCGGCGGTTGCTCCGCGAGGCGATGACGCTTGCCGTCACCAGCCACGACCACAACCATTTCGCGCACCGCATCCACGACAACTCCTACGGTTGGGCGATTGTCAAGGACGGGGCTATCGTCGACATCCAAGTCAACGGGGGCCGCCACGGACATGCCGACGCGGAGGACCAGTTGCGAAAGGTCGCCGGAAGCGTGTCGCAGGTCGGATGGGTCGGAATCCTTCTCGCCTCGATGGTGCTCCAGTTCAGCGGTCGCAAGCCGGTGTACTTCGAGGTGGACTACGAAATGGGAATTCTCGAACTCACGAAGGACGAGATACGGAGCAACTTCACAAAGTATTTCAAGGCAATCGCATGACGAACGACTTCGACATAACCGACGTCGAGAAACTCGTCTCGGACGCCGTCAGGAACCTGGGCGTTTCGGCCCATGTCTGGAACAACCGCCCGAAGGCCACGGACGACTCCATCGACGATTTCGTGGTCGTGAAGGTCACGGGGGGCGTCTCCGACAAGGCCGCTTTCGGCCAGACGAGGATCGCCGTCCACCTTTTCGCCCGCGACGTGAGCGAGATGAAGAACGCCAAGCGGCTCTCGGTCATGCAGAAGGCCCTCGAATCGCTTCCGCTCTGGATAAAGCCCGCCGAGGGTTCCACGGTTCACGAAGTCCTCATGGACGGGCACCCGCGCATCGTGGGCGACACTCCCGACGACTTCGGATTTCACGCTCGCATCATCACTTTCCGTTTATACATAAAAGCAGTATAACCTATGGCACTCTCTTCCCTCACTCACGCGATGCTTGACGACCTCCACATCGGCAACGCATCCCTCTCGCTCCTCGCCTATCCGAGCACGGGCTTCGACCCCACGGGTGCGGACTTCTCCACGGGCGGCCAGATCTTCACCCTGGAGGACACCTTCAACCTGTCCTGCGACGACCCGTCCCAGAGCGACATCAAGATCGACCAGCACAAGGAAATCATCGACGTCTCCATCGACAAGGGTGGAAACTGGGTGATGACGGGCAACATCCCGACCCAGGCCGCCGCCGTCTTCGACGAGTTCTTCGATGCCGGTGCGACCATCGCCGCCGGGACCGCCTCCAACAAGACGGGCGTCACGGGCGCCGATGGAGCCGCCTACTACACGGGCAAGGGCTACCTCGCCACTCCGCTTGTGGTGGAGGTCGCGGTCCTCGCCGAGTCCGAGACCAAGAACACGGCCATCCTCTTCCCTCACGTGAAGATGGTCCTGTCCCGCCCGAAGAAGGACGACAACTCCAACCCGCTCTACCTCACGATGACGGGATTCATCCTCCCGAACGCCAAGAAGCAGGGCGACAACCTGATGGGCGACTTCTTCGTCCTGAAGGCGGTCTCCGCCTCCTAACGAAGCGGGCCGAACCTTATCCTTTGGGGCGGGGTGTGAAAGCGCCCTGCCCCTTTTTCTTTGAAAAACAAAAAGATGGTAAAGAATCAACCGGATTTAGCGCAAAGACAAGAGTACGCAACTCACGAAAGCGCATTGCCGAGCCGGGTTAAGATTCCGGGGACGAAGCGCAGCGTCGTCCTTCGCGAACTACACCCCGGTACGATTGAGAAGATAACGCAGATTTGGATAGAGCGCGACCTTGCGGCGGCCAATATCAAGGACGGCGCGGATGTCGCCAAGGACCTTGCAAAAGAGCCGTATTTCGCGTTCAAGGAGGCCGCAGCGTACTACCTCAACCACGACATCAAACTACGCCTTATTTGGCCGTTTCTGTGGCGTTGGTGGGCCTTCCGATACACGGAGTCGCAGATGCTCCCGATCATCAAGGAAGGTAAAAAAAAACTTCCGCTTATGGCACACTACGAGACTATGGCGTACTCGATGGATACAAGGACGGACTGGGTGACGATGACGAGGAAGGAAGCCGAGCGATACCAAGCCGAACAAGCCTCGGCTCCCAGGCAGCCTTCGTCAAAGACTTCCCGGCCTATGGAATCCCCCGCCGGAGACTCGGAAAGTGGGAAATCAATTTCGGGTATCGGTGGATATTGACGATTCCGCAGATACAAATCATGCAGTCCGACCTTCCGCACACCTTGTACTTGCGCGACAAGGACAAGAGAAAGAAGGGAGGAAAGAAAGGCGACAACGACAATTACAAGTTCAACCAGAACGACAGGGCCATCCAGTTGCAGATAGAGGCCAACCGCCGCCGGAAGGAGCGCCTGGAGGCCGAGGGCAAGAAGGTGGAGTACACGATGGATGAACTTTTTAACGAAAAATAGAAATGGCCGACATAGACAACCTGAATTTCAAGGTGATTCTCGACAACGCGGACTTCGACAAGGTCATCAACGCGGACATCAAACTCGCAGAGAAACTTGGTACCACCTTGTCGAAGGCCGTGTCCATCAAGGGGACCCGTCAGATTATTTCCGACAAGGGCGTCCAGAACGCAAAGGAAATGGCGCTCTATCTGGATCAGATTCACCAGAAACTCGCCACCATGCCGAAGGGCGGCTTGCTCGTCGGCGACGCGGACAAGTTGAACGCGACCTTGCAGCAGGTGTCGGACCGGCTCGACAAGATAATCAACAAGCAGAACCAACACACGGCGGCGGCGAGAGGGACGAACTCGCAACTGCTTTCCATGTCGTCCGTGATGCGGACGCTTGCCCAGCTCACGGGGGCCACCTTCTCGGTAATCGGCATCCGCCGTTTCCTATCCTCTCTCATCGACATCACGGGCCAGTTCGAGGTGCAGAAGATGGCGCTTCGGACGATGCTCCAGGATGTCGCAGCCGCAGACCGCATCTTCCGGCAATTGTACGAATTTTCGTCCGATTCCACCTATCGGTTCTCCGAACTCGCCAAGTACGCGAAGCAACTCTCCGCCTTCAACATCGGCAAGGACAACCTTCTGGAAACGACCAAGATGCTCGGCGACGTAGCCTCCGGCGTTGGAGTATCTATGGACCGATTGATTCTCGCATACGGCCACGTCAAATCCTCCGGCTTCCTTCGTGGCATCCAACTACGCTCCTTCTCCCAGAATGGCGTACCCATCCTTGAGGAACTGTCCAAGATGTTCACCGAGATAGAGGGCAAGGCCGTTTCGCTCGGAGACGTGTTCGACAAGATGATGAAACGGGAGATCCCGTTCGAGATGGTGGAGGAGGCTTTCCGGCGCATGACTTCGGAGGGTGGCAAGTTCTACCAGATGCAGGAGGTCCTTTCCAAGACCCTTGCTGGCCAGATAAACATCCTCAAGGGCAAGTGGGAGAATGCGCTCTATGCCATCGGGCAGGCGAACGACGGAATCTTGAAAGGCGGCGTGAAGGCGCTCCGGTTCATGGTCGAGCACTTGCAGGAGATCGGCGCGGCCCTGAAACCCGTGATTGCCGGATTTGGGATGTACGGACTCGCGCTCGCCGGTGCGGCGATGGGCAAGTGGGTGGTCGGTGCGGCCCGTGCGGTCGAGTATTTTATCATCCTCACCAAGAGGACGAACCTGGCGACCGCCGCCCTTCGGGTGTTCGGCTCCACGACAAAGGCCGTTGCCGTCGGTCTTGGTGCCCTTTCCGCCGCAATCGTGATTATCGTTTCGCTTATCCAGGCCACCGGGAAGGCAAATAGAGAGTTGGAGAAATTCAGGAAGGAACTTGACGAAATCCATGAAACCGCACGGGAAAACAACGCGGTCGATGCGGAGGTTTCCAAGATTGAATCCTTGTATAAGGTCCTTTCCAACACGAACAATGCCTATGATGCAAGGAAGGCCGCGCTGGACCAACTGAAAACCATCGTTCCGGGCTATCACGCGCAACTGACCGAGGAGGGGCGGCTGATAAACAACAACAAGGCGGCCCTTGACAAGTACATCGAAGCCCTCAACCGCGAGGCGAAGATGAAGGGGGCGCAAGACGAACTGACGGAACTCTACAAGAAACGGAGGGAGGTTAATAAGGAATTAGAGACGGCGCAGACCGCCGCCGACAACATCCCGGCAAATGCGCCTTTAAGCGTTCAGGGCGCATCGGTCTCTGGATATGCGTTTGTTCCAATGGCGGCGAACATAACAAGGACAAATCAACAACTTGGTATCGCCAAGCAGAAACTCCAGGACATCGACAACCAGATTGCGTCAATCAACGCGGAAATCGCCGAGACAATCGGGACAACCGCCGGTACGGAAAGTTACGACATCAAGAATATCGTCGAGACCATCAAGAAGTACGACGCCGACATCAAGGCCCTGCGCGACAAGGCGAAGAAGGGCAAGATTTCGGCGGAGGAGAAGGACGTGCTCGACAACTACATCAAGGCCAGAAAGGAAGAGGCCGATTTGTACGAGGACATCCTCGGCATCAAGTACGACAAGGACAACAAACCCGGTGGCGGAAGCACGAAGAACCCGCTTGCGGACGCCATCAGCGACACGAAGTCCCGTATTTCGCTCTTGGAGAAATATAGGGACGCCTTCGACAAACTGGAGCCATTCATAGGCGAGGATGCGGCGAAGGAGTGGGTGTTCAAGAACATGGGATATGACATTACAAAACTTGACGCCGACCTCGAAAAACTCATCGCCACCCTTCGCAAGTTCGGCCAGGAAGGACGAGAGGCGGCAGACGCGGCGGAGGCCCGCCTCGGTCTCGACGACGTTTCCAAGTTCGTCAAGACGCAAAAGGAGGCGGAAAAGGCCCAGAAGGCCCTTGAAAAGTACCAAAAGACCATCCGCAAGTGGATGGGTGAGGACTTCAATCTCGGCGGGACCGGCTTCGAGTATGACATCAGCAAGGCATTCTCGGAATACAACACCAAGATAAGCGAAGTCGAAGAAAAGTACATCGAAGCAGTCAAGCAAGCCGAGGAGGCGCACAATGGGAATGCCGATGCAATAGCCGCTGAGACCAAAAGGCTCAAAGAGTTGCGCGATGCGGAAATGGCCTACGTCCGCGCAAGGTCGCAGGAGCAGGTGAACAAGCTCGCCGAGTCATACTTGAAGGACCAGTACCTCCTTCGCGGGGTTGACATGGACAACCTCGGGAGCATGTCGTTCGCCCAACTGAAAAACCTCCGAACCGAGATGGGCGAAATCTCTCGCGACGCCACCCGGATGTTGGCCGACGTGACGGGAATAGATGGGTTCCTCGGATCGCTCGGTTACAGCCTTGAAACGTTGACCGAGGACGATCTCGCGGCGTTGTCAGACAAACTCCCGGAGTCCGCGCTTGAATTCGTGCGTTTCGCAAAGTCAATCAAGGACACGGGAATATCCCTGGACACCCTGCAAGAGAAGATTCAATCCGCAATCAAGAAAGGATTGAAGAACCTTGACGAGCAGGAAAAGAAATCAATCGCCAAACTCGCAAAATACGCGGCGGGCCAGGTCCTCGAACTTGCGAATTCATTCAAGGAACTCGGAGACGCCGTCGGTGACGCCGGGCTTTCCGATGCGGCGCAGGGCCTTTCGGACGTCGCCGACATAGCGAAGGATGCCGCCGCAGGGTTCCAAGCCGGAGGATGGATAGGCGCGGCCATCGGCGGTGTCGTGTCGGTCTATTCTAAACTATTCGAGTACGCCGCCGCCTACGAGGAGGCGGAGAACAGGATGAACGACGCTGTCCGCGAGACGAGAAAGTTGATGGACGAGGCCGCATTGAATGCCGGTGTGGAGAGCGTCTTCGGCAAGAACTCGATACAGAAAATCGAGAATGCCACAAAAAACATCGGAGAGGCCGTTGATGCGATGAAGAAATACCGCGAGCAACTTGAGACAAAAGAGTTCACGAGCGAACGGATGTCTTGGTTCGAATGGCTGTTCAGCGGGAACGACGGCAACCGCCCGTTGCGGGAGCGCAAGACTAAACTTGAGAACATGGCGAAGTCGCTCGGTTTCGACAGCCTTTTCGACGAGTACGGGATTCTGCGAGAGGATGCCCTTGAGGCGATTTCCAAGCAATACAACAAACTTACATCCGACGAGCAGGCATGGATAGAGAACGCGATAGCAGATGTCAAGAAATACAAGGATGCAGTCGCTAACGTCAAGGAGGAAATGGAGGCTGTCTTCGGCGAAATTGCGAACAGCGCCGCCGACAACATCATCGACCGATGGGTGGAAGCGGGAGACGCCGCGCTGGACTACGCCGACATCCTGGACGACGTTGCGAGGAACTACGCGAAGATGCTCATCAAGTCGTCAATCCTCAAGAACGTATTGAATCCGGATGAGGCGGACCGGGTTGCCGAGATGTTCGCGAGCGGAAGGACGGACGAGGCAATGTCGGCCATCGCCAGCGACATGGACAAACTCGCGCAGATGGAACCCGTGTTCGCGCAGATTCTTTCCGCGTTCGACCCGTATTTCAATCGTTCAGACAGCTCGTCCGGGTCTGGACTCGGCTCCGGAATAAAGTCCATCACGGAGGACACCGCGAACCTTCTCGCCTCCTACATCAACGCCATCCGCGCCGACGTGAGTTATATGCGCGTGATGGAGGAGAAGGGCTGGAGCGAGGTGTCGGCCATCGGCGCGTCGATGCCCACGTTGAACGACTATCTGAATCAGGTCGCTGCCAACACCTACGACACGGCGCAGAACACCCAGCGCATCCTTTCCGAGTTGCAGTCCGTTATCGGAGCACCGGGAACGAGCGGCTCCGTCGTGCGGGTCCAGTCGTACTGATAATCAATAAAAACCAATATCTATTGCCAATTATCGGCAAAAAATACTAATATTTGCACCGTATGCCAAGCCCCTATGTCCCGCCCATAAGGAACTACAAGCCGTTCTACGTCCAGGCAGCCGGAGACTCGACCGCCTGGGACACTTGCGCCTACGGGATGGTCGCGCAGACGCAGCCGTTCCTGAACAAGTGCGAGGTCAAGGAGCCGTACAAGAACGACTGGAAGGACGAGCACGGGGACGACGAGTACATACCCTCCACCTTGTGCCGCAAGGCGTTCGAGTTCACGGTCAAGTTCTATGTCAAGACCTACGCCGTGACGGGGAATTCCCCGCAGACCGCCATATCCGTGCTGAACGGCCAGATCGCCGACTTCCGGGCGAAACTGCTCGGCGGCGAAATGAAGGTGTGGGACTCCTGGCAGGAGACGGGCTTCCAGAAGGTACGTTATGTCAAGGATGACGCCGACTCCGCCGACCGCGAGATAGACGGCGGCTCCGCGAGGGTCATCTTCTCCGTCACCTTCAAGGTCAACGATCCGGCGACCGCGATGGCCTACAACGCGGCCAACAACACGATAGCGCCCGCATCGCAGTCATAGGCAGATGGCAAGGTTCGACGTCATACCGAAATCCGGCTCCGGGAGCGCGAAGTATTCCGGGACACCGACATTCACGGGCACCTACATGAAACCCGGAATGCTGGAGTTCCGCGAGGCGGCGTCCCCGTCCCCCATCGGATGGGAGGTCGGCGATTACGTCGTATACACCCGAACCGGCCTCACCTACCGCCTCTACACCGTACCGCAACTCAAGAAACAAGCGCGGAGCAACACCTACGGCGGTGCGTACATCTACCAGGGCGTCCAGTTCTTCGACGACAGCAAGCAACTTGAAATCTGCCCGTTCCGCGACCTCGTTGCCGGTGACAACCGCATCCACTTCTCCGCCCGGCCGAGCATCAGCACCTTCGAGGGCGTGGACGGGATCGCCCGCCGCCTCCAGGCTTGCCTCGACGACATGTACCCGAACGAGTGGTACGTCCGTCTCGCCACCACGGCTATGGGCGCGTCCCAGGACCTCGTAGACCTGATGGCCGAGGCGAGGGAGTTCACCGTGTCGGGGGTGTCGCTTCTCGGCGCTCTCGACAAGGTGTACGAGGTGTGGCCGGATGTCGGCTGGGTGTTCACCCGCGAACGGGTCACGATAGGCGGCTCCCTCGTCTGGCGCAACGTCATCACCATCGGCGGCGGTGGGTTGTCGGCAACCCCGTCCTATCTGTACGGCAAGGGCAACGGCCTCCTCTCCATCACCAGGACGGTCGCCAACGCGGACGAGTTCGCCAACCGCATCTTCGCCTACGGCTCGTCCCGCAACATGCTCCCCCGCTGGTACAACTCGCAGAACATCAAGGACGCGGAATCGGTGGACATCCAGAACCTGATGCTCCCGATTGACGCGGTCGGGACTCCCGGAGCGACCGACTACTATCCAGGCTGGGGCAAGACGCTCGACGGCGGGACGATGAAGCCCGACGCGGCGAAGGCTTTTGTGGAGGACTCCGTTTCGCAAGCGAGGCTCTGCCTCCGCCCCAAGACCTGCTACTTCGACGGGACGGGCGATTTGCCCGACATCTACCCTTCCATCCGCGAGACGACCATCGGTATGGTCCGGGAGGCGATAGGCGATTCTACGGCACAATACTACCCTTCCCCGACCATCTACACCGACGCGAGCCAAAGGATAGACCGATTGCTTTCCGCACAGGCGAGTTTCGATTCCGGTCTTGCCGGAGACGAGGGCAAGTCGGCGTCCGTCTCCTCGTCGGAGACCCTGGGCGAACTGACCGGGAGCGGGACGATACAGTCCGGGTTGAATGCGAGCGTAATCCTGTCCACGAAGAATTACACCATCACCAGCACAAGGGAGACCGACATCGCGGTGTCCGTGTCCGGCGGCGGGGCGATCTCGTTCTCGGCCACTGGCGGCTATGCGAACCTTGCAATCTCCATCCAGAAGGGCGACGGGACGAATTTCACGGAGATAAGGCGGCGGTCATTCGATCTCCCCTTCAACGCCGACGGTGATGCCGTGATGAAGGATGCGTATGTGCGGGTCGACAATGCGGAATTGTCCAGCGGTGACATCATCCGCGTGTATGTTTCGTTGTTCCTGACGAACACTCGCGGAGACGCATCGCTGTCGTATTCCTACTCGGTCTCGCCGAATGTGTCGTTCTCGGCGATGTGGTCGCGGAAAAAGACATTCTTCGTCAACATCCGCCAGGTCGGTTTCGACATCACGGAGCAAGCCTTGCTTGGTGAAGGAAAGACGATTGCGATGCGCTCCGGCAAATGCGCGGGTCGGTCTTTCTCCATCAAGTCCTGCTCATACGATTCAACCAACGACGCCTGGGTGCTGGAGTGCTGGCGAAGCGAGGACGAGTCGCTTTCCCAATGGTTCCCGAACGCGGACTATCCCGTTCGCGGACTGGAGAACGCCGGACAATCCAACGAGTATCCGGGCGACGAGTTCGTCCTCCTGGACATAGCCATGCCGGACATCTACGTCCGGATGGCCGAATTGAAACTCCTCCGCGCCGCGCAGGAACTCCTCGCCGACACGGCGACCGAGCGGTGGCAGTACATCCCGGAGATCGACGCGAAGTTCATGGTCGAGAATTCGCGCACGATCGTGGCCGGGCAGAACATGACCTTGCAGGACGCGGACATCATCGGATCGTCCGCCATCGCCGTGCTGGTGGACTCCCTCACCATCAACGAGGGCGAGGCCGCGATACCGACCTACAAGGTGACGCTCCGCGACCGCAAGCGCAAGACTTGGACGGAGTCGGGAAGCGCCACGGAAATCTCGTCGAAGCCCGTTTCCAACGCCACGCAAGAGAGCATCCAGTCCGTCGGCAACAGCGTTTCCGATTCGTTCTTCGAGTTGGACGCGGACGGGAACGTGACCTTGAAGGAGCCGTATGCGAACTTGTATGTCAAGGGCTGGCTCTCCGCCGGTGGCATCGGCCAGGGCGGAAGCGGTGGAGGCGGCTTGATCACCTCCGTCAAGAGCGTTTCCGACCTCGGCACGCCCATACCCATCGAAAGCCTCACCGAGACCTTCTCCGCGAAGGCGATAGAGTCCATCTACGAGGCCGTCCAGACGAAGCAGCCCCTGCTCGTCTCGGGCAC